AGTTAATATCAGCCTTGGCACCTTCAAGAACAGTCTTGGGATACTCTTCGATGAGACGAATGATGGCCAGCTTACCGCTGTTCATCTGAAGTTCTTTCTTGGGAATGTTAATCGCAACAGCAAGTCGATGAGGCTCGATTTGAAACTTACGGATCTCTTGACGACGGGTCATGTTGAGAAGTTCATCACCAACATAAATACCGACACCGCGAGCAGGGGCACCACCGGAGAATGTACGCTCAATGAGTGTACCGCCTTCCATGGGAATCCGCGCTTTCTTGTCGAGTGCTTCGAACAGTTCGCTGCTACGAACAAATGAGTTCACCAGAGGACCACGAAGATCCTCAAAGGTGGAGTTCAATAGTTCTGTCGAAATGGACATTTTGCACCTTAGTTATATTTTAAGTAGTTCGATTCAACCGCCGCCTGCCCTGACCAACCCACACGGACCTTGCGGCTACCCGAACAAACTTGGGGGGTGCGTACACTACTTCTACACTACGTAAGGCATATTGACAAGTTAACGGATAACTTAATCTACAACTTTAAAGGTTATTTCGAGTAGCCCGACTTCTTTTTGTCCTGCTTTTGCTTCAACTGCTCCATTGTAACTGTGAGCATTTTGCGTCTTTCTTTTTTGTCGTCGTCACTACCTTTCCTGTTGGGGCGGGTCGTGTTGGCAACATCACTTCCGATAGACATAGCTACTTCCTAATGTGCTTTGTTCGACTTCCGTGATACCATGGTTGCATAGGTGGTGCAATGGCGAAGGCGAAAGCAAGTGTTGAAGGTTCAAGACCAATAGGTTTACCGAGTGGCGCAAAGCTTGCTCACGTAGACGGACTCAACATGGTCAAGATACAAGCCATGTTTTCTACACCTGACGCGTTTGTATCTATGTGTCAGATTGTGCGAGAAGACGAGTCTACAGGGTACATGAACCCTACACCAACACAACGAAGACTACTGCACGCATATGCGAACAACCGTTGGACAATGGTGAATAAGTTTCGTCAGGCTAAGATCACAACTATCAGCGTCATGCTCTTACTACGAGACTGTATGTATTTAAGTGGCGTAAAGGGCACGCTAATCGCAGAGCGGCAAGACACGGCCGAAGACGTGTTCGAGCGAATCTTGTTTGCCTATCATAGATTACCAAGTGACGTAAGAATGCCTTTGGCCCCTGGCCGCAAGGCCGGGGCGACTCAAATACATTTCCTGCACGGTGGAGGCATTAAAGTACTCACAGCAGGTGGGCGCTCCCCCGCAGTTGGTCGATCTATTGATAGGCTCATCATCACAGAGTTTGGTGAAGCACAATGGCAGCGCAAAGCAGCGGTCAACATCTTCCCCACAATCAACAAGCGACCCAACGCACGGGTCATCTTGGAGTCTACTCCTGGTCGGGCTGGCTCACACCACGAACAAATGTGGCACTCCACCATGGAAGGTAAGGGTCGGTTTACT